GCCCTCATTCATTTGGATGGGTGTGTAATTTGTCATTTCAGTCACTCGGCAATCATAGGCGTAACCACCAAGTGTCTTATCTGATTCTACTGCGTTCTTGATACTTGAGGCACCTGTGCTGGAGCAGAAAGCGTCAAGGGATCTCTGTGCATACTTCTCGGCAGCCCTGCCAACAATGACAACAACAGAGAATCGGTAAAGGGTTAGTCCCTTATTGAAGGCTTGGTTATAGTCAACAGTTGTTGGTCTAACCAAGGCGATTGGTGGGTTCGGGTTGTCTGGCATTTCTGCACTTGTGCGTAGTCCAGTTATTGTCCCAAGGTTGGTCGCGATAGCCGTTCTTAGCTGGCTGATGAGTGCCACTATGCAAACCTAATTCTGCGGTAAGGGCTAACGAGCTGAGCAACATCTGGGTCAAGCTGGTTGCTGACTCTCATTATCCCGATGTCAGAAATTCCGGCCACGCCCAAGGGTGAGTCCAAACGCTTATAAATTCTTGAGGATTGAATCACACAGGCTTGGGTTACTGCGATTGGGACTGATGCCCAACCCCAAGTGCCGGTGACCTGCACAGTTGCTTCGCCATCCCATTGGCTGAATAGGTAATCCCCAACAGCTCGAATGTGTGTGAATGAAGTTGGCAAGCCATCGACTCTGCCGTTTAGCGGCTCTAGCTGGTAGTCATCGGCTGACCAGGTGGTGTCAAAGGTGCTGTCATCATCTGACTTGGTTTTGAGGTCAAGCAAAGTGATTAGATCATCAATCTCAACAACTAGGTAATCGTTAGGTGTAAAGACTCTGACTGCTGTGCCGGTAGCTGAGAAGCTGCGGTTGGTGTATCCGTCAATGGCTCTTGAGCCTGACTCGATTGCCATCTCTAGCAGGGTGTCGTCAACTGTGTCTGTGATTCTAAGTGCTGCCTTGACTTGACTAAGTGAGGCATATCCTTGTGTGATGGCCATAATGTTCTCTATTCTACTTGATGGAAAGAATACTCTCCGAGGCTACTCCCAGCCGTTAGCTCGCCTAATCTCTAGCGAATAAGTGCCAGAGCTGTAATCGTTAGCCTCAATCTTTGATTGGTAATACCTTTGGTTGGCAGAGAAGGTCTTGGCGTTCTTGCTTTGGTAACCACTCTTGATTGTGGAGCTGTTGTCATGGTGTAGGTCAATGTCTAGTTTACGGATATTTACCCCTGCGAATTGTGCTCGCCTCATGTAGTCATTGTCCTCAAAGTAGGCAGGGAATAGTGATTCATCAAACAGCCCGATGTCGTTGACTGCTTCATCTCCTAGCGCAAACGCTTGCCAATGAGGTGCATCGGCTGTGAGGGTTATTTCATCTCTGCAAGCCTTTGCCAGTTTCTCTAAAGCACCTGATCTAAATACAACATCGTTGCTGACTATGAACCACCGGTGAGCGTAAGGGAAAGACTTGATGCCTAAGTTCCATGATCCTGATACACCGAGATTGGCTGGCATCCGTAAGTGTGTCACCTTGGCAAACTTGTCGCTCAGCTCTAGCGTGTCTGTGCCTAGTCCATTGTCAATAATTAGCAAGTGTTCAACTGGGACATCTACGCTGTCGAGCATTCTCTCAAGCAGGTCATACCGATTTAGTACCGGCACTATCAGGTTTTCTAGCATTAGACCCCTTGGAACTTATGACCCTCAAGATTGAGGTTGATAAAAGGATTCAGAGAGTAAACCCCGACACCATACTCTTGAACTAGCCAATCCTTCATCTGCTTGTGATCCCTGTTGTATAAGGCAAGTGGATATGCCCCATTGTCCTTGAAGTAATTTGGCACATTTGTTTCACCATCAAGAGTCCCACAATCTGCACCAACCAAAACAATAGAGCTTGCACCTAGCCAAGCAGCTAAGTGCATAGCTCCATGAAAACTGGATGAACCATAAACCAGTGAGTCAGGTCTTGGAGCATGAGTAGTAAAAGGGTTCCATGAGCTACCAGGGCCAATGTAGCTGTCTTGGTTTATCAAAACAATGTTGTCTGCAATTTCTCCTGACCAATCTTGGCGACTTATTGTGTCCCTGCGAAGGGTGACAACATAGTCACAAAGACTAGCTAATTCTGCTGCTGCAAAGTGATAGTGCGTGAAAGCGTATTGTGACTTGATTCCGGTTGCTCTTGCAGAGAAGTTAGTGGCCACCACAAGTTTGTCTGTAAAGAACTCAGGTTTGACAAAGTCAAGAGTTGCCCCTGATCCAAGAACCCAGATGGTTTCTCCAAGGTGCTTATTCTTTAGCTCCGCTAAGTCAGACAAGTAGCTTCCTTAGAATCGGAACCCAGCTCTCATCCCAAACCTTTTCAACATCAAACTGGCTGGCAAAGTCAATGGCTACCTGTGAAGTGCCACGCTCAGCCTTGTAAGATTCCTCTAGTGCATTGACCAAGCTAGATACATTCGGTGTCATCCACCAAGCGTCTTGACCGGCATCCCAAGATAGCTGTCCATCCGTTAGCCAAGAGTCAGGGCTTACTAGGTCAGGGGTTGCAGCCCAATTAGATCCGATTACCCTAGTGCCACAGCTTTGTGCCTCAACCGATGGGACTCCAAAGCCTTCACCTAAGCTAGGTGCTAGTAGCACATCCATCCTGGTGTAAAGGGCAGCAAGGTCAGACTGAGCTAGACCGAATCTGTAATCCTGTGGGTTAGGAAAGATTATCTGTTCTTTTTTTACGCCTAGTGAGGCAAGGATGTTTAGCAAGTTCCAGCCACCTGAGTAACCGAATGAGTCGGTGTGCAGGTATAGGACTGCATCAGGCTTATCTTTGGCAAAGATACTGAAAGCAAGGATTAGTTCGCCGTACGCTTTCCGGTGAACCAGACCCGATGCCTTGTTAGCCGCAACAACTCCGACAACAAAGGCTTCCGGTGTTAGTCCAAGATACTCGTTGATGTCATGCGCGCCGATTTTGTAGGTTGGTTTGTAAACCTTGGTATCTATTGCGTGAGGTGCGTACTCACACTCAATTCCCTTGGCGTTCATCTGCCTAACGCCATGAGGTGACATAGCTATTGGTGTGACATTCTCCTTCGTTACAAACTTCTCAACACCAGGTGGCAAGGTTACATGGTCAAGAGGAACCCAAGCAGCAATCGGAAACTTGTCATACTGAGCTGACTTCATAACCCAAACATCGTAAAGACTAATAAAAAGATTGGGCTTGTCAAACTGGGCAACAAAGGTTTGATGATCCTGTGGCCCTGAGTCGTTAGAGTATTGGTCTATTCCTCTTGGGTAATGAGGGATTTTGCCATAAGGCGTTTTGATTATGCTGGGGATTCCCTCAAGCCCGTAGTTGGAAAGCATCGCAACATCAAGACCTGCTCGCTTGAGTCGGTCAACCAACATTGTGGTCTGCTGACCATAGCCGGTTGGGGCGTTGTAACTGTTTGACCAGACGCTTACTGCTCCGGTTAGTTTCTCTTTGTTTGTAGGCATAGTTGATAATAGCAAAAAAAGGCAGGGAACACAGTCCTACGCTCTGTGTTCCCCGCCAGCTTTTTACAGGGTGAAACTATCCTTAGATAGCTGCTCCCTGGAAGTAACCGATGTGGCTAGCGTGAGTTAGTCCACCATCTAGGCGGATTACGCCTCGGTAGGTTACTGTGTCGGTGTTGAAAGCGAAGTCTGCTGACTGGTCAACACGAACTCCACCTGCTACACGAACCTTGAAGCTTGGTAGGTGACCGAACAAGACTGACTTGGTCGCTGATCCTACTGCTGCAACATTCGGGTTCTCGTAGATTGGGTAACCAAGCAAGGTCGCTGGCTGTCCAGGAACGGCTGAGTCGGTGAAAATAAATGCACCAGAGCCATCCTTCATCTTACGAGCTGCTGCGATACCGGTCTTGCTCATGTAGAAACCTAGACCTGGCAATACTCTTGCGCCGTCTGCGATTCCATAAACAAGGTCAACAAGGTTCTCGTAGGTTGCTGCTTGTGCAGTTCCCTGAACGATTGAACCTGCTGCTGAGGCTAGCTTTGCAGTTAGAACAGAGTTAGCAGATAGACCCAAAGAGGTTCCTAGCTGCTGTGCAATGTAGCTTGAGATGTTGAATCCCGCGTCAGTTACTAGTTCTTGTGCTACCTGAACTAGAGCAGCGTACTTCTCAGCACCAAGGGTGATGGATGAGAAAGTTGGGTTGCTTTCGCCGATGGTTCCTGCTGCTGCTACTGAACCTGCGGTTGAAGTAGCGGTAACAGTTGGGATTACTAGGTTCTCACCAGAGGTGGTGTTGAATACCTCTGAAGTAGTTAGCATTGGGCCAACTAGCTGTGCAATCTCAAACACCTGGTCTAGGAAAGACTGACCAACTGTGTTTGTGGATGGAACTAGAGTGCGAGCCTCACGAGTGAACTCGTGACCTCTGATTTCACCCATAGCGATTGAGCGAAGGATTTCTGCATCGCTGTTCTCTTGTGCTACTGGTGCGGATGGAACGAATGAAGCTGCTGCCTCAGATGCGCGAGCTTCGCGATCTGCAACTTTGCGAGCAGTTTCGATAGCTGTGTCGGCTGAGTCAATGTCAGCTTCGATACGAGCAATCTTTTGGTTTTCTTCAGCGGATAGGCCACGCTTTTCAGCCTCAGCAGAGTTCAAGACTTCTCTTGCCTGTGCGATGAGGTTGTTGCGAGCATCCATCTGTGACTTGATAAAGTCAGACATTTGTATCTCCTAAATAGATTGATTTTGGGTTTCCTGCGGTGCTGACACTCAACAGATACGGCGGTGCTTACACTCAGCCGTTAGTCATAATTTTATAGGCAAAAGAAAACCCTAGCTCAGAAAGGGGGTTGAGCTAGGGCTAAAGAAACTCTATCTGGTTTCTTTTATGTCAACAACCCTTGCTTCATTGGCTGGGTTGTATGAGTTTGTGTGGTCGAGTTCCCATACTGCTTTGGCTAGGTCATCAGCCATGTCAGCGATTACACCGACTGATGGGTTACCTGCTGCTTTTAGGATAGCTCTTTTGATGTCATCTTGTGTTGCCATGTTTAAATCCTTTTCAATAGTAGGTCGAATTGTTTTTGCTTTAGGTCTAGTAGGTCAAGTCCGCTGTCTATTACTTCCTCGGTGTCCGGCTGTGCCTTTAGCTTGGCAACAACATCGGTAATTAGCTCGGCACTCTTGTCGTCTAGTTCCTCGCCTGACTCTAGCTTGAGCAGGGCATCTGCCAATTCATCAGGGTTGATTGTTGGGCTTGCGGATCTAACCTGTGCAGTAGTAGCGGGATAGGCGGCAAACGAAACCACCGAAACTTCGAACAATCTGACGGACTCTAATGTGCGTGTCTTGCCATCGGTTGACCATGAATCTCTAATGACATTGAATCCGAAACTCATGGTGTCGATTACCTTGGTTCTTAACAACTCAGCTACATCCCTTCCTCTGCTTGTGTTAGGGAGCTGGGCTGTAACCTTTAGACCTCGGTTATCCTCAACTAAAGACATAGTGCCACCTCTTAGGGATGCTAGAGGCTCACCTGCGTCATGGTTCCACAGTAGCTTTACCTCGTTACGAGATTGTAGGGAACGCCTAAAAGCACCAGGGGCAACATACTCAACAAAGCCACCCAAGTCCTCGGATGGGCTGTTGAAAACTGAGGCGTATCCAGTAAAGGTCATGCCATCACCCTCAGCCCTGACCTCAAAGTCAACGCTGTTGGTTCTAACTTCTTGCTCTTTAGACTCTGGCTGTGGGCCGTCAATCTTTAGGGCGATTGCTCTCGCAACATCAAGCCACTTGTTTTTATTGTCCATGCTGTTAGTTTCCTCTTGTCTAATCCTAGCAACTACCGAATCAGCGTAGTCTTTGGTTCTTTGTGCTGCTCTTTTGCTTGGCCCTGATCCCCAAAGTAAGTGGGCCACCACACCGGCAGATGGGTAGTTGTCAGAGTCAGGGTTTGCGTCAGGTGCATCAAGGTCAACTAAGTGTCGAGCAATCCAAGCAGCAATCCGAATCCACTTGTCATCGGAAACGCGACCCTCAGCCATCTCTCTAGCCTCGCGAATAGTGCCAGGGGTTACGCCGTCACCTGCAAGACCTTCCTCGTAATACTCAAGTCCACGCCGAGCTGCTGCTCTCATGTAGGCAGGGGCTTCTTGGTCAATGTCTCTTTCCTCTTGATCTGGTTCCCAAGCGTTGCAATAGAAACCACCATCAACAAAGTCATCCCACTTCTCACACCAAGCTTTAGTGCCATCCTCGTTTTGTCTATCTTCATTGAAAAAGAAACAGTTGCCACAGGCTCTACCCTCTGGGACATCCTCAGCAAGTGCTGGTCTGTAATTCTCAGGCAACGCTCTAGTGGCTGAATACTCTCCACCTGGTTCTATTTCCTCAGCGATTGATAGGGCAACCATCTGATCTATTGCCTCTTGTTTAGTTGGCTGGCAAGTTATGACTACGCCATCCTCTTTGACTACTGCCCAGTCGGGGCAATCGGTCTGGTCGCTAATAAAGTAAGGCATCAGTTATCCTGCCACATAACATGAAGGGCTTTTGTGCCATCGTCAGTAATTGCCCAGAGCGAGCTACCAGGCCAAAGGATTAGCTGGTAGGTTCCTGCGTTGTCTAGGTGTGCACCTGTGCTTGTAGTAACAGCCGAGCTACCACCGAACCAAATAAAGTTGTTGCTTGACTTGTTGGCATTGTGAAGCAAGACATGGCGTGGGTTGTTGGTAGGGCCAAAGATTTGGACTGCTGCGGTTCCTACTGTGACCTGCTTGGTTTCTAATGCCATTACTCAACCTCGTAAGCGGCTGCTGGTTCCTCTGGGTCAATCTGAGAGATTGGTTGCAGCTGAACTGTTGGAAGTCCGGTGTGAAGGATTGGTGGCAAGCCCATAACAGCCAAGACATCGGCAGGGTCATAACCTGAGTTGACAAGTTTCTGTGCCATGTTGACTCGCTTGTCTGTGGCTACTAGCTCGGCAGCGTCAATGTTCACATTGGCTAGTGGCACTCGAATAATGTCACCGCCGTCAACTGGTGCTAAGTCCTCAAGTCTGCGGATGTCGTTGATGGTTAGGTATCCAGCTTGTAGTCCAGTTGAGTAAGCCGAGAAGCGTGAGTTGGCATCTCCGCGAAGCAAGCCGTCAAGTGTGAACTTGATAAAGGCAGTAGATCCACCAGGCTCGTTAGCCATTAGAGGTGTGAAAGCTGACTCTAGTTTCTGAACGATTGGTCTGAGTGTGTGAGTCACAAAGGCGATGTTGTTTTGCTCAACGCTGGAATAGGTGTTAGTGCCAGGTAGTCCTAGCAGGTGAGGTGGGATGTTGAACGCTCTAGCGACATCCTCAACAGCCATTCTGCGTGAGTCAATGAACTGAGCCTTGTCGTTCTCAACTGAGGTGTTTACATACTTAGCTCCACCAGATAGAACGCCGGTCTTGTGTGCCTTGCGGAATCCTCTGTGTCTTGCGTCAAAGCCATCAACGAGTTGCTTAGCTTGCTCAGGTGTTAGGTTGCCAGGGAACTCGATTAGACCTTGTGTGGTTGCACCTTGACCAAAGAATCTAGCAGCGTAAGACTCTAAAGCTAGAGCAAGACCAAAGTTATCCTTTAGTGCGATGACGCGAGAGATGCCTCTAATCTCACCTGGTCTAACGACATCAGGGATGTGTATCATCTCGTTCTTGTTTAGTGGCTTGCCTTCACCTTCATAGACATAGACAACTTCACCAACCTTGTTCTTGCGAATCTCAACCTTTGATGGGTTTAGGACTGTCATGTTGATTACGCGACCAGAGCCATCTCGGAACACTCGGACAAAGCCGTTGCCGTCAAGAAGCATAGAAACAATTAGAGATCCATAGAACGCTTCTTTGGTGGTGTCAATGTCAGGCTGTTGTACCCAAGCTGGTCTTGGTCTGAAAGCAAAGCGAGCACCATCGCGCCGGATGTAAGAGTCAACTGGCAGGGTAGAGATTGTGTCAGAGATTAGGCTGACTGCTGAAAAGATTGCGTTGACCTTGAATACAGTTTCAGGGTTGACGACTGTGCCAGCCTGGTTAAGGATTTCAATGTCGCCACCGGTTCCCCAGATGGTCTGAAAGCTGATAGCTCTTGACTCGAAAAGATTGTTAAGCATTGGTTATTTCCTTTCGAGAGCCAAGCCAAATAAGAGTGCGAATGTGCCAGCAAGGATTAGACCTGCTGGCGGAAAGATGAAACCTGCACCGATGCTAATGCCCAAAGCCCCTAGCACTTGAAGTATGGTTGCCATGACCGCCTTAGATAAAGAATTGTGGGACAAGCTGTTCAGACTCTACTCTACCAACAGTTGCCCTATCAAAGGCTATGACAGCCGCAACAGCAGCGTCAATCTTTCTAGGTGAGCCTCTGTTGTCTTTTACAATTCTTGGTCCAATCCTGTCGGTCTTGACTACTGCGTTGGTCAGGTGTCGCTCAAGTAGTGGGTCGCCATCGTGAATCATTGTCTGCTCAGTTACCGCTGTGTAGAACTTGGCACAAGCACCAACCATGCGACTCGGGCTAGTTGAAGGGAACTCGATAACAGGCAAGCCCATCTCAGCCATAGCATCCATAGACCTTTGCCAGCGATAAGGGTCACAAGCTATCTCTTTTACATTGTGAGTTGAGCAGAATTGGATGATTACATCCTCGACTTCTTGGGTGTTTACACGCCAATCATCGGTGTCCTCGGGCTGTTTCTCCCATGTTTTGATCATAAATAGATAGGGCTTTTCATCCTCTTTGGGTATTGTGCAACCCATCAAGCTGGTGCAGTCACCATTGAAAGAGCCGTCAAAGCCGATGATGATGTCCTCATCTGGTCGCAACTCACGCTGTTCAGCTAGTGGTTGCCATGCTCCGTTGGGTAGCCAAGCGTTCATCGAGCTGACCCATTGGTTCAATCTCTTGGTTCTAAACTCTGGCTCAGGTGTTCGCCTAACTGCGGATTCAAAATCATCCTTAGAAACTAAATCGTCAAAGCCAGGATTAGCGGCTTGCCAGACTAGAGGATCTCTGTGGTCTGCCTCATCCGGTGCTGCCCACCAAGCCATGAAGAAAGTTGGGTCATCTATTTCACCGCTGGCAACTCTCTTGCCGTATTGGTAAAGGCTGTAAGCAATAGAGTCTTGCCCTGTCATGTCTGTCTTTTGACCGGCTGTGGTGATAGCAATGAGCTGACCAAGCTTGCCTCGGTTACCCATAGCAAGCGAAAACACATCAAACAAAGTCCTATCTTTGTGTGCATGAGCCTCATCAAAAATAATTCGTGTTGGATTGAGGCCCTCTTTGGAATAACTCTCGGCAGAAACAACTCGGTAAACGCTGTTGGTTGAAGGCACAAAAATTGCATCTCGATACAAGGTGCAAAGCTCTGACAACTCAGACTGCTCGACCATGCGCTTAGCCTCACCGAATACGATGCGAGCCTGTTCCTTTTCAGCGGCTACTGAGTAAACCTCACCACCTTGGATGCCCTCAGCAATCAGCGAATAAAGGCCAAAGGCAGCAGAGCTTAGGGCAGACTTTCCGTTCTTTCTCGGCATCCCGATTAGGGCAGTTCTAAACTGTAATCCTTTGTCTTGATCCCTAGCGTAGACATGGCGAACTAGTTCCTTTTGCCACTCTCGTAAAACAAGCGATTGACCTGCTTTACCTGCAATGCCATCTTTACCAATAGAGCCAAATGCCTCTGTGAACTCAATGGCGTACTCACCATCACCGCGCGCAATAGCTTCAGGCGATACAGGTGTCAGGTTTGCTGGTGGCCAGCTATTCACGATGAGCCTTCCTGGTCATCAGTTCCTCTAGCTTGCTCATCTTTTTGACCTCAGCCACGCCTAGTCTGCTTCTGTCGGTAGGGGTGAAACCGAGCAGGGATAGGTTTGAGTAGATTGACTTTTCCAGCTCTCGCAAGCCTCTGCGATCCTTGGGATTGTTGTCAGTCATGACTCTTACTCTCAGGTTCCAGCGTTCATCTACCATCTCACAGGTCATGAGCAGAATCTCGATGTCGCTGTTAGGGCTGATCCAAGCAATCCCTGATTCCCAAACTCTGTCCCATAGTTCCTTGCCGTACTTCAGCAAGGGTCGAGCTGGCTCTGGTGTAGATAGAGCTTGAGGTATGAGCATCACAGTTGACTGGTCAGGTAAAGCTCGCTTGCCAGGGTTGCCGGTCAGCCTCTTGACCTCAGTTGGAACTGGTGGTCTGCCAACTTGTGCCATTAGATTGGGTCATCTTGGATTGAGTTTTGGAGCAGCAGGGTCGGAGTTGCACCGCCTTCTTCTGACCGGAAGTCAGATGCATCACTAACAATGCTTCTACCGCTTACACCTTTGTACATCGTAGCACCTGCCTCAGCGATTGCCGAGTAAGGCAGGATAGGTACTGTCAATCTATCCTTTGCTGCTGGATTCAAAAAGTAAATGTATTTGAGCTGGTAGCCACCTAAGCACTCAGCACCAACTCGCTTCAAAAAGGCACCACTACTTTCTGTGCCGGTCTTTCCATATCTCATCTTGGCTGAGTTTCCACCCTCTGTGCTTCCATGTGAAAATCCAGGCTCAAGAATTATCTTGCAAATTACTTCGCCGTCAGGCATTCTCCACATCGATTTGTTAGGCGTTATCTTTATCAAGTCAAAGCCAGATGCTCGATAGATAGTGCCATCGCCACATTGAGTACCATCGGCATAACTCAAAATCCACTCAACATGAGGTGCGTTCTTTTTTAGCATTTTGAGTGCAACTGAAATGGCTCTACTCTCGCTATTCTTAGGCAGACGATCTGAAAATGCTAATCGGTGTAATTCAATAAAACCGTTCCAGGATGTGTCTTTGACTAGCGGCTGTGATTTAGCTTTATCAAGCGATGGTCCAAACTGCATCACTCCCTCTAGCCTGTCGTTCCAAAAGACACCTAAATGAAGCTGCGATCTTGTGTCCACTTTGCCGCTGTAATGATATCGCCTAACAAAGTCCCTAGCCTGTGTTGCTGGTATGCCTTTAACAATCAAATCTTTTGCGCTCATGACTGCCACTCAGATGCTATTAGATAAAGAGCGTTGCCATTAGAGTTCTCATTTTCATCTTTGACCAGTCTGCCAGATGCCTTAGCCATAGCTAATTTTTGCTTTACTAGGTCTGCCTGTTCTAATGTCAGAACAAACAACATCTGTGTAGCGTTCTTCCTAGGTTCATCTTTTAGAAGTCCGAATGGGTCAACGACTTCCTCAACCATCCTAGATTCAAAGCCAAGCTCTTTTACATCAACACCTAGTTCCTCAAGCTCCCATAGTTGCTCATCAAGAACATGGATATCCCAGGTCGCTAGTTCAGCTGTCCGATTATCTGCTAGGGCAAATGCTTTGACTTGATCTGGTGTCCAGTCTGCCGGCACTCTAACTGCCTCGATGTCGGTCCAGCCTAATCGCTTAGCAGCTTGGACAGTTCCATTGCCAGCCACGATTACACCTGACTCGGTTATGACGATTGGCTTGCGTTGACCAAACTCTTTGAGGCTACCCATAATCGCTTGGAGGTTCTTATCATCATGCTGCCTTGCGTTCTGTGGATCAGGCGTTAGCTCAACGATGCGTAGGGTTTCAAGTTTCATTTTTATAGCTTACCAAAATACTTTAGTTTTGCGGTCATACACAGAGGCTCAGGGGCTCGGGGTGTAAGGTTGCAAAGTTGCAAAGAAAAGACCCACCCCTCCGTAAATACTGGCGTGGGGGGCCACAGGGGGCTTGTATGGGGCTTGTCAGGTGATAAGGGTCAAACTATGACTATTTGCAAGGTCAAAGCCTTATCAACCAATGTAGCGATTGCCCTTCCGAGCGTTACACACCCTATGGGCTGCTGCTAAAGGTGAATCAGGGTTACCTGGTATGAGGTGGTCTGCTTGTATCTCTTTGCGATCTGTAAAAGGTTTTTGACAGATGTGACAATGCGTGGCGGTATCCCTTACTAGCTTAGATACCCCCCTATATTTTGAATTGTATAGCAGGGACTTTTTTAGTTTTCTTTCCGGCGAATAGACCCTCGGCTTTTGTTCGCGTGGCTTGCGCTCTAGCCGGCAGCTGTCACAATACTCGGACCTAGCCTTGAATAGTGCCTTGCACTTGAGGCAGGGCTTAGGGAAGATGATCAATCCTTACCCCAACCTGTCCCCTTGAAGGCTACTGCTGGTGTGTCATAGACCCTGACTAAATCCTTGACACAGTTAGCACAGAGTGGTGTTCTATCTGGCTCGTCTATCTTTCTTATGACAGACATCTTTAGGTCACAGGTCTTGCACTTGTAGTCATAGATAGGCATCAGAATAATCCTTGAGGTTGGGCTTCTTGGTTTTCTTTTGCCTCGGCAACCTTGGCTTCAGCGTGTTTCAGTCTGCCCTCGATAATGGGCCAGTAGTCCTTGGTTAGCTCTATCCCGATGAAGTCAAAGCCCTCAAGGATTGCTGCCTTACCTGTTGAGCCTGAGCCGGTGAAAGGATCAAGGACTGTGCCACCTGGCGGTGTTACAAGCTTGACTAGGTATTGCATGAGGGCTGTTGGCTTTACTGTTGGGTGGAAGTTTTGCTTAGCATTGTTAGTTCGGTTGCGTGGGTTATCGCCACCTGCACCATCCGCAATCTCTCGGTCACTATGGCGTTGAGCCTCAAAGTCCTCAAGCCCCTCGTTCCTATCACGCTTTGATGCTTTCGCTACATAAAAGAATCTTGATGCTCCACCGCTGTCGTTGTGTAATGAGCCAGCAAAAGACATTGCTCCACCACTTTTAGAATTACTTAGGTGTTTCTTGCCATCGCCCTGAAAAGGCTTACTTGTGCTTGTCCCACTCTGCTCATCAAGTGTCTTGACAGGGCAACCCTCAACACATTCATAGACCTCGGTTTCATACTCATAGCCTGACCATCCACCTGATCCATCTCCACCTGATTGAGTGTCTTGTGTTCCAAAGGTTGCTGTTCTTTTTCCTGCGCCTGTTTTGCTTTTGATTGTTTTTCCTGTTGGCTGGCAACTTTCGGCGTGGCTAAGGATTAGGTTTGCTGGCCATCTTCCACCAACAGGTCTGTCAGTTTTACTGTTGTTCTCGCCCCAGATAGCAGATTCACCGCTAAGTCCGCCGTCTGCTCGATCCTCACCTGTCCCTATCCTGCTGGCATCAATGTTTAGCCCACCTGTTCCATGAGTTAGGACATTCTCGGCAACTGTTCCGATAAGTGGTTTGCGAGCAACGACTATTGGTTCGAGTGCTGGCTTTAGTGCTGTTCCCCATCCTTGCCATTGTTTTGCTTCAGGTGTTGCTGCTTTAGTTTCAAAGGCTGTCTTGCCAACTGTGCCGGACTCATACAAGGTATTTTCTTTTGTGGCTTGTTCCCTTGAGTTTGGGTTGCGACCTAATACCTCACGCTCTGCCCCTGCTTGCTTGTCAATCGCCTTGCTAACATCTAGCGACTTAGGAAAGCCAGATCCATAAACCCACCCGATTGAATCTCTAATCTCAAACCCTGCCATGCGGATAGAGATACCCATAAGGTCATAGGTTCGAGTCCCAGCAAAGGCAAGCAAGTATCCACCTGGCTTTAGCACTCTTAGGCACTCATCCCAGATAGCAGGTGGTGGCACAAAAGAGTCCCAAGACTTACCCATAAATCCCTTGCCTTCAGGGATATGAGAACGATCACCTGATGCCCAGAGCTGTATTGCCTTGATTATGTAATCAGGGTCAGGGTTGCCTAGTCCGTAAGGTGGGTCTGTGACTAT